AAGACACAGGACCTGTTTTGACAGGATGTGATCAAGGCGTCCATGCATCTGGATTTGTTTCAGCTCTATCTCTGATTCAATTTTGTGGATGGACCAACAAGCAAGCTCTAGACTATTGGACCTTGATTGCAAAGGGACAAGACAATCATCCTAAGATCAAAAAGGCCATCATGGATTTTAGACCTTATGACTCTTTAAATGTTTCAGGTGTAAGGTGTTTTAAGCCATGAGCATCAACGAACTAACAGCACTATGTGATTCTGAATCATGCCTATCTAGGGCACATAAAAAGTCTTACATGAGCTCTAAGGGTATAGAGAAAGAACATGCGAAAAGAACTGACATGGTTTGTCCAGACTGTGGAAGTATCTTGTTTTGGATCAAAGGACGAGCTTATGATAAAAAGAAGCGTATCATAAAAGCTCATCCGAAAAGACCTAGTGAGCTTAAAGATTACGGGATGGGAATCGGATGATGGAACGTGGTTCACTTGAATATTATTTGTATCTCTGGTCTAAAGCCCATCTAAACGAAGGGCCTTTGGTTAAGAAGAAACTCATGCTGTATTCATCTAAAGTGATTGCCAACATCAAACGTTATCAGTTTATTCAAAAAGAGACAGGTGTGCCTTGGCAGTTAGTAGCTGGCATTCATGGACTTGAGGCTAGCTTCGGTTTTAATGCTTGCTTCGCAAATGGTGATCCTCTTAACAAAGTGACTACACATGTTCCAAAAGGTCGTGGACCGTTTCTAACTTGGGAAGCCTCTGCTATTGATGAGCTTCAAAGACATCATACAGATGCAATTCATCATTGGAGCATTCCACTATGTTTGCAATTTGGGGAGCGTTGGAATGGATTGGGACACCTTCGTAAACATCCCGAAGTAAACACACCATACTTGTGGTCATTCACTAACCTGTACACCAAAGGTAAGTATGTTGCTGATGGAAAGTACGATCCAAATGCTGTTAGCAAACAAGTTGGAGTTGCAGCATTATTTTTAGATCTTAAGTTGAAAAATTTACTGGACATACCGCTGGTTTAAAAAAACAATATTCACATCAAGCGAGGTGATGTGATGGCGTTTTTTAATTGGCTAGCTAGTGTCTTTAAATCTGCATTCAGCAAGAAAGAAATTGCTGCCCCAATTCCTACCCCTAAACCTGTTCAGGATACTAAGCCCAGCGAGCCCTCTGTTGTAAAACCAGAGCCTGTTGTTGTTTTACCGCCTATCGCAAAACCAGATCCTGCTAAAATCAATTTACTAGACGCGATCAAAGTCTGCATCAAACCATATGAGAACTTAAGAGAGATTAACGGAAAAAACCGCTCTGCTCTTATCGATAAAATCATCACCTCTCACGGTGGCTCTCTTGGTTCTGCATACTGCTGTTATGGTGTTCAACAGTTACTAGATGATGTTGAAACATATTACGCTAATCACGGCATGAAAATTAAGTTTGATATACCAGCCGGTGGTTCTACTCAAGCACTATGGGCAAAAGCAAAAGCTGAGTACAAGTTCATTAATGCAAAACCTGCTAGCCTTGTTGTGTGGAGACACATGAGCGCTCCTAGCACTGGACACATTGGCACATGCTTAAGCTTCGCTGATGCGGGTGAGTTTAAAACATTCGAATTCAATACCTCTGCTGGTACAGCCGCAGTCATTAGAGACGGTGAGGGTGCATACTACAGAACAAGAAAATTAAAAGACGTAGGTGACATGCACGTTTTAGGTTTCATTGATCTAGAAAAGGCAATGATACGCTTATGAAGCACAGCTCATACCTTAAAGTTTTTGAAGACTTTAAGTTTAGCCCGCAAGAAAGTAACGTCTGCTTGTGGGTGTGTGAAGGGCTTACGCATAAAGAGATAGGTGTAAGGCTTGGCCTATCTGAGCACACAGTTAAAGGATATATGCATAAAGCAAAATTCAGAATGTTTGCCAAAGGGCACAGAGTAACCACAAAGCTAGAGTTCATCTCGACGATGATGAAGCTTGCAGAAAAGTATGAGGCTTGATGAGACAACTTGAAAAGCCAATAGAGAACCAGATTCTTAATCTGCTAAAACTACTCGGCGTTTACTGTTGGAAAAATCAAAGTGTCGGCATCTATGATAAAGCTAAAGGCATATACCGAAAGCCTAACAACAAACATCACATAAATGGTGTAGCAGATATTCTTGGACTTATTGGTGGTAGGTTCTTAGCAATTGAAGTTAAAAGTAAAACAGGCACACTGTCTGATGATCAAAAGCTGTTTATTATGAAAATAAACGAAGAGGGCGGCATTGCATTTGTTGCTAGAAGCCCTGCTGATGTTCTTAAAAACCTTAGTCTATTCTTTCCACAGAATAACAAGTTCAAAGCAATGTATGAACGTCACCTGACAGACTGTGAAAAACTGCAATGAGTTCAACACCGGGAGAGCTTTTAAAAAAAGCACTGCTAATCGTCGAGCAAGACCTAAAACACATCACTACACTAGTCATGATGGGTAAGCTTGATTCAGACTCATCAGAAGACGTTGCAAGATACATCAGGGCACTGGCCATCTCTGATAAGATCAAAGAGAAAGATGATGAGAACCAGAAGAAGACCGCCCAGCGTTTAACAGATGAAGAACTACTCACCATCGTACAAAAGATGAAGTCTAATGAAAAAGATGAGTAAAGAAGAGTTCAAACAGCTAGAGGTCTTGTGGTATCGAAAGCTTGCTAACACAGGATTTAAGGATATAGAGAGAAAAAACCAAGATGATTGGTTAAAGGATGAGACTCACACATCAACCATTATTAATGCCTACTTAAACAGAGAACAGCGCGAGAAGTACTTTGAAAAAGCATGGCAGTTTATGCATGAGTTTGAGTTTGAATCAGAGCTTGATAAATCAATTTGGGAATGTCACTGTGATGGCATGTCGATTAGAGACATTGCACTTAAACTGTTACACAAGGAAGGTGGCAGAGGCGTTGTTTTCCTACGGATTAGGAAACTAAAGGGCCTTGCCAAACTATGAATGGAAAAAATAATCATCAGGCCGTTTGAAGAAAAAGACACTAACTTTATCATCAACAGTTGGCTTAAAAACTACAAATTCTCTTCTCGCTTTGCGCAGTCAATCACTGCAAAAGTGTACTACGCAAATCACGAACCAATAGTTAAAAACCTAATCAATCGCTGTGCCCCTTACTCTCTCGTTGCTACACTTGAAGACGCCCCTAGAGTCATACTCGGGTACATCGTATTTCAACCAACAGGCCCAAGCCACATCTTGCACTATGTGTATGTAAAATACCCTTTCCGTGGCAACGGCATCTGCTCAGAGCTAATCAAAGAAGCACAGATTGATAAGCACTGCTTTATCTACACTCACCTAACTTCTGTTGTTGCAGAGTACGTTGAAGACAATCCGGACATTTTATATAACCCATACCTAATTTAACAAAGGACGTTGAAATGGAAAAAAGAAAAGTAAAAGTGGCAAGGTTCCACGACGCTATTCAATTGATCGGCTACACCAATACATCAGGTGGTGTGATCACAAGTGCGCATGAAAAGGACTTCCCGGACATGTATAAAACAGATGTAGGGATCTTTATCCCAGTCAAAGATGGCCTAGAAGTATTCGTGTCTCTTGCCAATGTGCCATACGCATTGATCTATCAAGAGCCAATTAAAGAAGAGACTGTTAAGAAAGCTAAGTGATTATAATCGACTCAAAGTGGGCAGAAGCAGAGCTAAAAGATAGATACTTTAGGCGCTTTGACCTCACAAACTTTTGCTTTAAAGAGCAGCTGTCCTTTATTCGGGACAAAAGTCCATTTAAAACAGCAGTGTGCTCACGCCGTGCGGGTAAAACAATTGCCTGCGCTGCTCACTTATGGGACGAGGCCCAGGCCAATCCAGACAGAGTCTGTCTCTACATCACGCTCTCAAGAAATAATGCTAAAAAGCTAATATGGAAAGAGCTTCTAAAGATTAGGCAGCAATATGCCATTGACTCAAGCATAGACTCAACAGAGCTAAGCATTAAGCTCAAAAACGGCTCTGTTATCTATGTTAGTGGTGCAAAGGATAAGACAGAAATAGAGAAGTTCAGGGGTCTAGCCATCACTCTATGCTATATAGATGAGTGCCAGTCCTTTAAATCATACCTGCAAGACCTAATTGATGAAGTCATTGCCCCGGCCCTGATGGACTATGCAGGAACCCTTTGTTTAATCGGAACCCCGGGCCCTGTTCCTAATGGATACTTCTATGAGTCATCTCACAACGCTGAGTGGTCTCATCACAAGTGGACCTATTGTGACAATCCTTGGATATCGCTAAAGTCCAATAAGACCCATCAAGAGGTACTAGAGCGAGAGCTAAAGCGAAGGGGTGTAACCACAGACCATCCATCTATTCAGCGTGAGTGGTTTGGTAAATGGGTCACAGACTCAGACTCTTTAGTCATTAAGTATTCAAACAACAAGAACCATTACGATGCCCTTCCGAACCTGCATAAGCCTTGGCAGATAGTCATAGGCATAGACATAGGCTTTGATGATGCCGATGCCATAGCTGTCATTGGCTCTAATGAACACGCCAAGGAAGCTTACCTCATAGAAGAGATTATAGCGCCTAAGCAGGGCATCACAGAGCTTGCTGAAAGCATACAGAAGCTAGTTAAGAAGTATGATGTAAACCGTATCGTCATGGATACCGGTGGTCTGGGTAAAAAGGTAGCAGAGGAGATTAGGCGACGATTTGCGATCCCAATACAGGCAGCTGAGAAAACACGCAAGTTCGAATTCATTGAGTTGTTAAATGATGCGTTAAGAACAGGCAAGTTCTTTGCTAAAAGAGATTCTCGCTTTGCCCAAGACTCTTACCTCGTTGAATACGACTGGGATAAGTCCTCTCAAGACAAGTTAGTAGTCTCTGACCGCTACCATTCTGACATTATAGACGCCACACTGTATGCATTCCGCGAGAGCCTTCATTGGTTATATGAGCCAGAGATACCACAACCAAAACCGGCCACACCTGAATGGTTCTTAAGACAAGAAGAAGAGATGCTAGAAGCTGCAATGAACTCAATGCAGCAACGCAGTAACGATAACGATTTTGACGAATTCCTGTAAATTATGAAGTTAACAGAAATACGCAAAATCATCAAAATATCGCAAGAAATGGGCCTAAAACGCATCAAAATCGATAATTTCGAAGCTGAGTTTTTCGAACTTTCAACGCCTAAGCAATTGGTAGGTGTACCTGAATTGACACAAGCAGACATTGGCCTTGTGCCTAAACCTGAGCTAGCCGATGAAGCAGAGATGCTCTTTTGGTCTGCCGGTGGTTTAGAAGACGATGATCAACCTAAACAATAACATTCTCAAAGGATTGAGCAATGACAGTAGATTACACGAAGTTTTCAAATAACGGTGAGAACAACCAAAGCAGTGGCGCAGTAACAGATAGACGCTGGTGGTTAGTTAATAAGACAGACCGTGCTCAGACAATAGCCGGTGTTATCAAGATGATCATTGAGTCAGACACTAGACGACAAGTGCAATATCAAATCTCTTCTCGTCTATACGGTAACACTACAATCATGGGTGTGAACGGTATCAGCGTTGCTAAGATAGTGACTCCAAGCTCAACACCTAAAGACCGAGTTACATTTAACGTCGTGCAATCAGCAATAGACACAGTCACCTCTAAGATTGCTAAGAACAAACCAAAACCATACTTCTTAACAAGTGGAGGTAACTGGGCTCAGCAGCGCAAAGCGAAGAAGCTTAATAAGTTCATCGAAGGCGTATTCTATGAGCAAGAAGCCTACAAGCATGGCACCAGAGTTTTTAAAGATGCCTGCATATTCGGCGATGGTGTTATGCACGTTTACCGTAAGAATGACAAAATCTGTTACGAAAGAGTAATGGCGCGTGAGTTATTCACTGACTACACTGATGCTTACTACGGTGAACCTAGACAGATTCATAGACTAAAGAACATCGACAGACAGGTGTTAATAGAAACCTTCCCAGAGAAGAAGAACAAGATCAAAGAAGCTAACCGCGCTTACGTTGATTACTCTGGCTCACTTCAATCCATCTCTGATCAGGTAACTGTATCAGAATCTTGGCACTTACCAAGTGGACCTGATGCCGATGACGGTCTTCATTGCATATGCATTGATGGCGAGACAATCTTTGAAGAGAAGTATACTAAAGACTACTTTCCATTTGTATTCATGAAGTGGTGTGAAAGAACAGAAGGCTTCTGGGCACAAGGTGGGGCCGAGCAGATTCAAAACATTCAGCTAGAACTTAATAAACTACTATGGGTCATCCAGCGTTCTATGCACTTAGCAGGAACCTTCAAGGTGTTCCTAGAGAATGGCTCTAAGATCGTTAAAGAGCATCTTAACAATGACATCGGTGCTATCGTTAACTACTCAGGCA